GGAACCGATTGTCAAGCACTACACGCTACTATCGGCGTATGCGCGCAGCGATCTACACCCGAATCTCGCTCGACCAGACCGGCGAAGGCCTAGGCGTCGAACGCCACTTTGAGGATTGCGCTGCCCTCGCTGAGTCCCTCAAATGGGATGTAGTGCAACACTATTCAGATAACGATACTTCGGCCAGTAAGGGTATTCGGCGACCTCAGTATGAGGCAATGCTAGCTGATATCGAGGCTGGGAAAATTGATGCGCTGATTTGCTGGCACGCCGATCGATTGCATAGATCACCCACCGAACTTGAACGGTTCATTGAGGTTGTCGAGAAAGCCCGTACAGAGATACGGACAGTTCGATCAGGCACTCTGGACTTGTCTACATCGTCGGGGAAGATGGTCGCTCGGATCCTTGGCAGCGTTGCGCGTCAAGAAGTCGACGCAATGGCCGACAGACGTAAACGCGCCAACGATCAGAAGGCAGCGTCGGGCGCGTGGCAGACCTCTCGCCGGCCATTCGGATACACGCAAGACGGCAAACCGTTCGAGCCGGAAGCCACAGCATTGCGGACCGCTGTAGCCGACGTACTTGCCGGGATGTCAGTTCGGCAGGTTGCTCGCGAATGGAATGCGAAGGGGCTCCGGACTGCTACCGGCGGCAACGAATGGCGATCGACCAGTGTCCGCCGTGTCCTGAAGAATCCGCGGTATGCCGCCCTTAGGGTCCATCGCGGGGAAGTTGTTGGCGCTGGAACATGGGAGCCGCTGATTGATCCTGACGCGCATCGAGGCATCGTTGCGTATCTTGACGACCGTAAGCGTGTGGGAGCTGTCGCGTTTGAGCGGAAGTGGCAGGGGAGTGGCGTCTACATCTGCAATGTCTGCAAGGCGAGGATGGTGGTGCATGTGGATGCGAATAAGCGCCGTTCTTACAAGTGCCCGGATAATCATGTTCGCCGACAGGGTGAAGCGTTGGACGCGTTTGTTGACAGTCTTGTGATCGGTCGAGTGTCGATGCCGGATGCAATTGCCTTGGTGCAGAAGCGGGCAGAAGAGATTGACGTGGCTGCCCTGCAGGTGGAGAGGCAGGCGCTGATGGCGCGGTCCAACCAGGTGGCGAGCCTTCTCGGTCGGGGCCTGATGGATGGACCTCAGTTCGAGACGGCGAACGAAGAGATTCGGATCCTGATCGATGCTGTTGATGAGCAGTTGGCCTCTGCTCGGCAGCGCAGTCCGCTGATGGATCTGTTGCTTGCCGGTGATGATGTTGTTGAGGTGTGGGAAGGGAAGTCGGCAGACCTGCGTGGCAAGATCATTGACGAGCTGATGACTGTTGAGGTGTGCAAGTCCGACAAGGGGTTGCGCCGGTTCGATTCGAAGTTCATCGATGTGTCGTGGAAGAGCTGACCAGCCACGTTAACCAGGTCAGTAACGTCGTCTCGTGACCGGCCTATGCACCCCTAGCCCCACCTGAGCGGACACCGTAGGTCATTGCCGCTCCCAGTATGTACGGGTCTGGGGTTTTGCGGCGATCACCGCGAAACCTGTGCGTCGGGCGTCGCACAAGTTGGCTTCCGATTCCCGACAGTCTCGCGAGGGTCTCGGGACTGTGTCGCGACTGGCCGTATTCGTAGCGAGTGCTTAGCGGGTGCTAGAGCTTTGCTACAGCGCATAATCCAGAATTCTGGTTTACCATCGGCCGATGGTAAACCAGCGTGTGGCCTGAGTTTGGCTGTGGGATTCTGCGTCTACCTGTGGTGATGGTGTTTCGTCGCGGGTGGATTCCAGCGCGCCTCACAGCGTCCCGAGGGGAGTCCCCGCATGTGTCCCCAGGGGACATTGGCGAATCACGGCTGGTCACGGCAGTTCGGCTCGGCATGCACTTGGTTCTGTAACGCACGTGTAGCGCCGTTACATTGGGGTGTTATTGCTGGTAGAAGTGTTTTCTCTCGGCATGAACTGTCACCACGTCGGCACCGTGACGAATTATTGAGAGTCGCGGTAGGGCCTAAGTTGGTCCGATGTAGTGCCACTGGTGGCAGTAGCAGGGTGAGACCAAGGGCCCAGTGTTACCGGAACTAACCCATATAGCTGTTGGGGCTTATATGGGTTACCTGCAGCAGTGAGACGCACATCACAGAGCTAGGGCTTGACATTACCGACAGCGGTCGGTCATACTAGCCGATCTATACCTGCGCTCGAATGCTTGTTCGAACGCGGCGGCACCTTGATAACCGAACAGTTCGACCATCATTTCGTGCGTACATCTTCCCGGATGCGATACGCGCGATTTTCTGTACCCGTTGTACCTGTCAGGACGGTCAGACGTCACCAACACTATCGAAGGTACCCGCAATCGCCCTCAGATGCAAGGAGAAGCCCCTAGATGTCCGAGTTCACAGTCAGGCATGAGATCCAGACCCGCGAAGGCCACAAGCCGTTTAAGCGGTTCCTGATTTCTCGACGCCGACGCAATGGATCAGCCGGAGTGTGGGCCATGAGCCCCACAGCACTCCAGGCGCTCGCCGAGCAGATCCGCGAAGCACTAGAAGAGCACGAAGAGGGAGCCTATGCCGGACACCGGCGTCCTAGAACCACCACTCACACCTCAACTCGATGAGGCACTCGGCGCTCGCTACGTCGATGCCGTCACAGACGGTGTCAAAGGCGGCAACCGGGCACAGTTCGGCATGCTCGTCTCAATCTGCATGGCGGCACGCAACCGGGGTTGGACCTACGCCAGAACCGCCGATTACGTCTGCGATCCGTTGAAATCTGGCCTCTGGCGGCAACTCTGCCAGGACCACAAAGGGAAACCGCACTCGACTGCAACGACACTCAAGACATTCGACAACGGGTGGAACGCAGCCGGCGATCATCTCAACAGCAACCCATACAACAGTGAAGACATGCGGCAGAAAGTCGTTGAAGAGGCTTTCGCGGTGGTCGACATGCTCGAGGATCCCGATCTCGACGTGGAACTCACCGAGCCTCAGAGGGCAACACTGTGTTACGTAGCCGGTGAGATCATCAAGCGCGGTTGGGCGACAGTGACGTGCCCGACCCGAGACATCGTGGCTGCGACGGGCGTTCCCCGGCAGAAAATCCGGACGGCGCTCCTCAAACTCGTTGAGTTGCGGTGGCTGCTGAAGATTTCGAGCGGGCAGCCGGGGGCCAAGCATGCCAAGGCCGCTATATATGCGCTCGGGCCGAAGGCGAAGTAACCCATATAAGCCCCAACAGCTATATGGGTTAGTTGTGCAGAACTCACTGAGGGCTCACTGCGTCCTCACTGCGTCCTCAGTGAGTCACCGGATCCTCGACGGAATCCGACTGGGGAATTTCCCCATTAACCGACGTGCAAAATTTTTGCACCAGAACAGGAGCACGATGTCCACAGCTGTACTCGAACGACCCCAGGCAGATCCACGTGTCGCCGAACTCCTCGCGACCGCACCACCCCTCAGTGAAGAACGCTGGAGCCGGTTGGCGGCACTGTTCCGGGCAGGCGCCGACACCGTGAACTGAGATAAAACCGGCGTGGTCACTCGACCTGTCAAAATGTAATTAGAAGGTTGATCGACCAACAATCAAACAACGAAATCATAAGCGCCCCGCGACGATACGCGACTGGGGCGCTTTTTTCATGCCCAAACGAGGAGCCGCCCATGACATTCACAACCCATGTACTTGTCTCGAGCACTCCCGAAATCATCCGCGAACTCAGGGACCGCATCAACCCCGGACCCTCACGCAAACCGAAACCACCCGAGGACGCGGGCACCGAAGAAGTAACCAACGGGTCTCGAGGATTCCGCCCAAGCATCCCGTTCGACATTGATGCCCTCGACGGCGCAGACCTACTCTTCGCCTCGCTGGCCTACTGGTGCGAGATTCTCGACATCGATACCAGCCGTGTTGGCCGCGTGTGGAGATACCCGCTCGACCATCCCGAAGCACCGGGCAGTATTCGTGGGCTCATCAGCGACGACCTTGCGCCCGTGTACGAGGTAGCTGACCGGCTTCTCACGGTGATGGAAACGCCCGGATGGCGCGAACCCTCAGGCATGGGCAGAAACATGACCGGGCTCCTCAAGCGCCTCTCACAGCGCTACCCCCAAATCACCGAAGTACTCCACGACAGACAACGGAGGGCAAATGCAGCATGACCACTTGGATTGACCGATACGAAGCATCACGAAAACTTGGTCTCAAACCACAGACGATCGCCGGATGGGTGAAACTCCACGGCATCAGCGTCGTCGGCACCGGACGCGAATCCCGATACAACCTCGCGGAACTTGAGCGCCTCCGCAGTGAACTCGAAGCACGCCGAACTGCAGTCCAGTTCACCAGCGAGACACGAACCCCAGGCGGACCGAACAAGCATCATCACCGCCCGAGGATCGCCCAAATGCTCTCGGCTGGCGTACCTGGGCCGAAGATCGCCGACCAACTCGGTGTCTCCAAATCGCTGGTCTACAACATTCGGAGGGAACTCGGTGAGGACAGCACCGTACACGGATGATGATGCGCCGGCAGTGTTCGCGCCCATCATGCTCAACGAAGCCGAAGCACCACGCGCAGTGGACCGCTCACGGAAAACGATCCTGCGATGGCACCAAGCTAGCCGGATCCGCCTCCGCAACGGGCGGGTCTCGCTCACCGACCTCGAACAAGCCAAGGCGGACGCCCAAGCGCGGCAACGAGCCACACAGTTTGATAGCTCTCGCCGCGTACCGGGTCCAGGCAGGCCGCGCTCAGCGAAACGCTTGCAGATCGACGCACTTCTCGAACAAGGCTTCACGAACGCCGAAATCATCGAGAGAGTCGGACCTTGCCCTGGCGACATGGTGGGTAAAGCCCGAAGAGCGTGGAGGAAACAACAGTGACCACGAAACGGTACAGCCTAGTGCGTCGCCGACGCCGAAACTCGGGAAATCGCCACAAAAGCTACATCGTCGAATACTTTCTGAACTTCCCCACGAACAGCCAAATGGTGTCGCACTGGAAATTCACCGGCACGAAACTTCGCGAATTCTGCGATGCCGCAACAGATGCTCTGGACGGCGAACACTCCACGGTGGGGCCATTTCACGCCCAACCAGACGGCGCAGGCATCCGAGTCGACCGGACTTACACGACACGAACCGTGCACGTCACATTCGACACGACTGACATCGAGGCGATCATCGCCGAAGCCGACCGATACCTGAACTCAATGGAGGTCCAGTGATCCGGAGAAGCCGCAAATGCTCTAGCCGCGCCGCATACGACACAGACCGACACATCGTTTACACAACCACTAGCACTGTCGAACACATCGACAACGCAATCAAAGACGCCGAAACACATTCGGCTGCAAACCAATAGGAGAAACACATGCTCGAATCATTCTACGACCAGGCAACCGAAGCTCGCTCCGAATACGACCAGGCCATCGCCAGCATCAATGCAACCTACAAGCCGAAGCGTGTTGAAGGCCGAGACCAACGATTCGCCGACTTGGAGAACCGGACCTTGGCACATAAGCGCCGAGTCGCCACCGCAAAGGCATGGGTCGACACCAGCAAGAAGATCAGCGCAATCAAAGCTGAGTACAAGAACTACCGCGACACCACCCGAGCCGCCACCGAACGTAAGCTCAACGGCCTCGCAGGCACCCCCGACCTCGCCACCATCCGTCACTTCCACGAGTGCCGACAAATGGTTGCCGAAGCCGCGAAGGGCAAAGACGCGACCCACGCTCTGGAGGAACTCTACGAGAGTGCCAGCCTCGCGGGGGATGTCGTACTGAAGCGGGCAGTCGCCACCCGCGCCCGAGGATTCGAGGTACCCGGACTCCCACGCCACTCCATCACGGAGCGGCACGCCCAGGACCACCCCGAGGACAGCGCCCACCTCAACACCCTCGCCGAACTTGATCAGGCCGAGCATGACATGACCACGGGATTTCTTGAGAGCTACACGTTCAACGGTCCAAGGAACCCATTCGAAAGTGGACATGCCCGCACCGAATGCTCGGTGGAGTATGGGATCAACACCTCCGACCCGCGTGCCGTAGAGCAGCTAGCCGAGATGACCGCCTGAGGTGGCGTGGGAGACACGAGTCCGACGCCCCAGCCGAACCGCGCAACGAGCCTTCCGAAGCGAAGTGCTCTGGCGCGACAAATACCGTTGCGTCCAATGCGGCTACACCGGAGATAGTTCCGACTCGAAGCTGCACGCCGACCATATAGTGCCGGTATCCGAAGGCGGCATCACCCAGGCCAGCAACGGGCGCACACTCTGCGAGAACTGTCACCGCTCGAAGACCCTGCAGGAAGCAGCCCGAGGTCGACGACGACGAGCAGGGATACGGGAACCCGAACCACACCCCGGATTGATAGTGGGGCCACGGCAACCGAACCCAGCCCCCTGGCACAGAGCCATGGGCACCTAGCCGGAAGACAACAGGGGATCAGTCGAGCGACATCTGGGCCCACGGGCCCGGAAGTTGGGAAAGGCTCTGAGAGGCACCGTGACAACCACAACCCTCAGAGCCACACCAACCCCCAACCGGCACAAACAAACACACCCACGGCGACACCAAACCCCAACACACCCCACACCAGAGCCGGAGGGGTGGCATGTGCACCCATAGCCCCATCGACAGGGACACCGTTAGGCATAGGGCTTGCCATCCTTTGGATTGCGAAAGTGTCGCCGTTTTTTGGTGACCTGGGGTTATAGGCGAATTTTGAGGAGATTTGAAGTGAATGGACAAGAGTTGCGTGCCCAGCTGGATGCGGCGCTGGACGAGGCTGATAGCGAGTGGGAACCGCACGAACTCCCGTTGCTGGAGATGATTTCGGCGTCTGCCGATGACATCGTGCGTCTCGAGAAGTATCTCGAGGAAGCGGGAAACACGGTGATCGGGTCGACGGGTCAGGAGAAGTTGAACCCGGTGATCGCGGAGTTGCGGTTGCAGCGGGCTGCGTTGGCGAGTCTGTTGCGGAAGTTGGAGTTTCCGGATCCGGAGTTGGATGAGGAGGAGGCCAAGAAGTCTCCTCGGCATGTTGCGGCGGCGAGGTCTCGGTGGTCTCGGGATGCGGAGCAGAGGGCTCGTCGTAAGCGAGGCAATTTCGATGGCGCGCAGACGTAGACGTGAAGCGCCGGCGGGGCCTGTTGTTGGGGAGTGGACGGGTGAGGCGGTGGCGCGGATTCGGGCGTTGATCGTGGATCCTCCACTCGTGGAGGGCAGGGGGCCGATGGTTGATCGTTTCCGGCAGGTACGTGAGTTGGATCGGATTCATGAGGAGTTCGGTCGGCGGCGCGATTTCATGCTGTGGGAGTTGGATTCTGTGGTGGATGTTGAGAGTGCGTTGGCTGAGGAGTTGGCTGGCGGTTGGGGGAGATGAATGTCTGAGGATCTTGAGCGGCAGAAACTTGAAGTCGGTATGGCGGCCGGGTTGACGGTCGAGCAGTGCAGTCGGCTGCGGGGGAGTAACACTGCTGAGTTGATGGCGGATGTTTCGACGATGCGGGAGCTGGGGTTGACGGGTGAGCCCCGGCAGGTGTCTTCGGGTCCGTCGCGTCCGTTGCCGGTGGAGTCGTTGGGTCATGTCGTTGTCGGGTTGCCTCGGAGGCGTTCTCCGGAGGAGCAGATGATCGATTTGATTACTCAGTCTGTGGCTGGGGAGTGGTATTTGGGCGAACCGTAGTCGGTCGCTTGTTGATGTGTTTGGGGCTGCATCCATTCGGGGTGTGGCCCTTTGTTGTATCCGAAAACTGTTGAAAGAGAACGAATATGGCTGTATTTGTGGTGTCCAAGTCCAAGATCGATGAGATTCTTGCCGACCCGGAGAACCTGTTCGAGTTCCGACTCAAGCGCGGTGGCCCGAAGTACACGATCCCGAAGCTCGGGTATCTGCGTCGTGAGTCCTCACGAATCCTTCAGAACCCTGCCGGCGTGAACGGTATCGAGCTGTTCCGTCGCGTGCTGGCGGTGGAGTGCCCGGATGCTGCGGAGATTGTGGACGGATTTGAGGACGATCAGGTGGGGGAGTTGTCGGACGCGTGGGTGGTCGCGTCGGGTGCTCAGGTGTCGGAGCCTGAAGGTTCGTAGATGTTGGCCCGAGAGGGCTGTTTTCGGGGTCGCGTCCATTCGGGATGCGGCCCCTTTTGTATTTCCACGGGGGTGGGTTTATGGGACTAGAAGTCCTGCAAGTTAAGACAAATTACGAGGCTGAGCGGTGCCGGGATCTGGTGTCGACGCTGATGCAAACGTCGGGCGACATCAACGAGCTGCAAAAGATTTTCGCCTGTGAGGCGATGGATGGCCCGGAGCAGTACTTGCGTGTGTTGTCCACGGCGACGTTCGCGTTCTGGTTCTCCGTATGGCCGGAGGTTCTGAAGATCCTCGCAGTCAATGACATCGATCATGAGTCGTTGCTGCGGATTCTGGAGTTGCGTCGGCAGACCGTAGCGGGTGATGCCTGATGCCTGGTATTGAAGTAGCAACTGCATACATCAGCCTAGTGGTTTCATCGAAAGATGTTCCACGGCAGATCAATTCGGCGTTCAAGGATGTTGGCCGGATTGGTGACTCTGCTGGTGCATCTCTCGGTAGCAGTATGTCCGCGAAACTGGGATCGGTCCTCAAAGCTGGCGCACTGGGCGCTGGTGCGGCCGCTGGCGGACTGATCGCCACAGCCCTAACCAAGGGCATGGGTCGACTCGTTGCGATCGACACAGCCCAAGGAAAGCTGCGAGGCCTAGGCCATACCGCAGAGGGCGTGTCTTCGATCATGGAGAACGCTCTGAACTCGGTGAAGGGCACTGCCTTCGGTCTGGGTGATGCTGCGGGGTTGGCCGGAACCATGGTGGCGTCGGGCATTCAGCCAGGCGAGCAGTTGGAAGCAACACTTAAGCGGGTCGCGGACTCGGCGGCAATCTCCGGTTCGTCTCTGAATGAGATGGGTCTCATCTGGGGTAAGGCTGCGGCGAAGGGCAAGTTGGACGGCGAGATCGTCGCTCAGCTCATGGAACGTCAGATCCCGATTTACGACATCCTCGCGAAGAAGATGGGCGTTCAGGCGTCCGAAGTCGCGAACATGGTGTCCAAGGGCAAGGTGTCGTTTCAGGATTTCTCTGACGCGATGAATGACAAGCTCGGTGGCGCGGCCCTGAAGATGGGCGAGACGTTCAAGGGTGCTGTCGACAATGTCGGTGCCGCTATGGGCCGTCTTGGTGCTGCAGCGTTGGAGCCGACGTTCAAGCGCATGACGGGCTGGCTTGGCACCACGAACGATGGTGTCGATGCGATCATTCCGACGGTCGGGAACCTCGCGAAGGCTTTGGACGCGAAGGTGTTCGAGGACTGGGGTCCGCGCCTGAAGAAGGGCTTTGACGAGTTCAAGACGTCTGATTTCGCACTGAAAACGGTGTCGAAGATCGAGACGGTTTTCTATGGCTTGCGTGATGCGGCGATGACGACGTATCCGGCCATTCAGGGCATCGGTACAGCGATAGCCAAGGCGTCGGCGATGACTGGTGGCGGTGGGTTCTCACTACTGCTGGATGTGCTGAACGGGCTTGTTCCGATCATCTCGGGTGCGCTGGTTCCCGGCATTACGACGTTGTCGAGTCTGATGCAGGCGAATCAGGGCGTTGTGACGGGTCTTGTTGCCGCCTACGCGGGCTTCAAGTTGATCAGTTTCCTCGGTGCCACGAAGAGCATGCAGGGGCTGACGACGGCGACTACGGGCGCGTTCACGGCGATGCGGAACGGTGCTCGCGGTATCGGTGAGACACGTCAGATGTTCGCCACGACAGGCACTCAGGTGTCCCGGCTCGGTGCTTCGATGGCGTATCTATCGACGGGACCGGGGTCGGTCGGGAAGATGGCGTCGAGTTTCCGGACGGCGCAGACCTCGGTGTCCCGGTTCGGTACTGCTCTGGGTACGGCGGCGGCTGCTGGTACGGGTATGAAGATCGCGGCCGGCGGGCTGATGACTGCGATGGGTGGCCCGTTCGGGTTGGCGATGGCTGCGGGTATCGGCGCTCTGGTGATCTTCGGGCAGAACTCGCAGAAGGCTGCTGAGCATCAGCGGGAACTGAAGGCTGCGGCTGAGGGTCTCGGTAAGGCTCTCTATGACAGCAACGGCGCTCTCAACGCTACGACGCAGCGGGCTGCGGCCACCGCGTTGGAGACGAGCAAGCTCGCGGGCACAGGTCGATCGCTCGTCGAGTTCCTCGAGTCCGTCGGTGTCTCTGGTGGTGTCGCTTCGAAGGGTCTGGCTGGGTCTCGTCTCGAGATGCAGGAGACGCTGAAGGTTCTCGAAGAGCAGGCGCGGATCGAAGCGGAGATCAACAAAGAGCGCGTCGGCAAGGGCTCTGAAGGGTTCGCGTCGTCCGCTCTGGGTTCACTGTTCAACATCGGTGGCGCGAAGGACAAGGCGAATGAGGCCGCGAATGCTTTGGCGGACTTCAAGAAGCTCGATGAGGAGTCGCGGAAGCTGCAGGAGTCCCAGCGGCGGCTGAGTTTGTCGGCTGGGTTCATTGATGCGTCGGGCACCTCTACAGCCCTCGGCACGATGACGGAAACCATGCGCCGGTTCGAGGAATCGACTGGCGGCGCTGCCTCCAAGATCGACATACTCAACGGCGGGTTGTCGACGTTGCGTGGCGATGCGATGTCGGTCGAGACTGCGCAAAAGAACGTCAATGATGCGCTCCGTAACTTTGCATCTGCTTCGGCGGAGGCGGGTGCCGGTGTCGTGTTGGCGGGCGGTCAGATCGATACCGCAACGGCTGCTGGTTCTCGTCTATTCGATGCAATGGGCAGTGTTGCGGCGGCGTTCGACAATGCTGGTTCGGCTGCGTTCACTGCGGCGTTGCAGCAAGGTCAGTCGCAGGAGCAGGCAGCTGCGGCTGCGGAGGCTGCTGGTCAGCGTGTTCGTGATGCGTTCATTGCACAGCAGATTCAGGCGGGCAAAACTCGGGAAGAGGCTGAGGGGCTTGCAAATACGTACAAGCTGTTTCCGAATGAGCTGAAGACAAATGTGTCGGTTGTCGGTATTCCGAAGGCTGGCGCGGAGTTGGATGCGTTCACGAAGCAGCAGCGGCAGATCGCTATTGATGTCGAGTTGCGTCGGATCAATAGCGTGGATGCAAGTTTGCCTGCTTGGTCTGCGGAACGTGCTCGAGCGATTTGGGGGATTCAGGAGAATCATCGGGGTTCCCGTCTACCGATAAATTCGAATGGTTCTCGCCTGCCTACTACGGGGCCGGGAACCGACACGACAGATGGCATTCTCGGTGTCGGGCGTGACGGTGTCCCGACCACGTGGGTGGATAAGGGCGAATGGATCATCAACGGGAAGTCTTCGGAGAAGCACAACAGGCTTCTCGCGGCGATCAACCGGGACGATCCGCGTTTGAAGAATCTACCGGGGTTTGCTGAGGGTGGCCGCAACGGCATTCAGGCTGCATTGTCTGCTGGTAGGTCAGTCGACGGGAACACTTATCTGTGGGGCGGAACCGGGCCTGACAGGTTTGATTGCTCGGGCTTTGTGGGTTGGTTGCAGCAGATCGCTATGGGCATCGTCGGATCCGTGAAGCGGTTGTACACGACTCACAATTTCCTCAACGGTGGCGCAGTGGCGGGATTGCAACCGGGGCTTGGTCCAGCCGGGACACAGTTCCAAGTCGGTGTCTCTGCCGATCACATGGCTGCAACGATTGCCGGGCATGCCGCTGAATCCGGTGGCGCGCACGGTACCTCTGGTCTGGACAACGGGCGTGCGAACGCGCAGTCGAGTCAATTCCCCATCAAGTATCACCTGCCGAACTCGATGATTGCAGCGTGGGCCGAGGGCGCTGGCGCGTCTCTCACGCAGCAGGCGTCGGCGTGGACTGAGAAGCAGGAGCTGGATCTGAAGTCCGCGGATGTTGCGGTCACTCAGGCGCGGGAATCGTTGGCGGAAGTGCAGATCGCGTTCAACGAGGGCAAGAAGTCGCAAGCCGACTTGGATCAAGCCGAACTGAAGGTGGCTAAAGCCGAGCAGAAGGTGCTCGACCTTCAGGCGAAAAAGGACGAGGCGGAGACGGGGAAGAAGGGGCCGTCACCTCAAGCGCCCGACCTCGCCAAGGCGTACTCAGCGTTGGAGCGTGAGCGTCTGGAAGCGCAGATGCAGGTCGATGATGCGAACATTCGCCGCAACGATGTCTACGCGGATATCGATGCGACGGACAACGATCGACTACGTGCTGACTTCGCACTGCAGCAAGCTCGGGAAGATCTTGCTGAGACGTTGAAGGGCAAGGCCGCCGACACGTCGGGGGACTACTCGCTCAACGGGATCCTGAAGACCTACGCGCACAGCGGGATCGACGCTCTGTTTGCGGGCATCGAGGGTCAGGACTACTTCGGGTTGTCTGAGTCGCGTTGGTTGTCGACGGACTGGACGAAACTGGTCGGTGAGCCTGCGATCGAGGCCCCGGAACCTGCTGCGTTCACGATGGCGGATATCGCGGCACAGACGGGTGGGATGTCCATCGAGCAGATTCTCGAGGCTCGCGGGATCAAGCCACCGAAGGTCTATGACAATGGCGGTTGGTTGCTGCCTGGCGAGACTGCGATCAACCTGTCTTCGAAGCCGGAGCCGATCTTCAACAGTCCTGGTCAGTTGAATCAGTTCATGGGCGGTGACGGTTTGAAGCCTGCACAGCCTGCGGTGAATGACTACAGCATCCACATCGGTGGGGACATGGTTGCGTCGAACACGGACGAGTTGGTGAGGAACCTTCGGTTCGAGCAGAAACGGTTGGTCTATGGGCTGACCGGGGGTTAGGCATTGGCGGGCATCTGGTCTCAGGACTAGGTGCCCGCCTTTTCTGCGTTCAACAGGTCATTCGACCAATTCCCAGTTCCCGCAACCTGTCGACGTGAACCCGGCATCGTTCACGCCAACCGTGACCGTGATAGACGGTGCGATTGAGATGAAGTTGTTGTCGATGATGTTGCCCTGCGCGTCGGATCGTTCCCAATAGCAATCAGTAACCTTGCGGTTGATCGCGTACGTACCGGGCATGATGTCATCTCCCACAAGGAATTTCCCGTTGCCGAACTTTGACTTCGGAACAACAGGTGGGGTGGTTGGTGCGATGACTGGTTTCGTCGTGGGTGTGACGAGTTGAGCGCCTGGGTAGAGGTTGAATTCTTCACCAGCCTGTTGGACCGTGGAACTCTGGTCGGGGCAGAGGATCGGGATCATCTCTTTGATGCGGCTGATGCGGTGCGCAGTCGTCGTGTCGAGTTGCTCGGGGCGTGTGATCGCCTCTGCGAGTATTTGTACGCGGTTGTCGCTGGTGCGCAGCGTCTCGCAGAACTTGGTGTCTTGTTCGAATGAGCCGGCGGGATTCTGGATCTTCCCCTTCGTCATCCGTGCGTCGTACTGCTCACGGAGTGTGAGGGGTGCGGTGGTCGGCGGTGTGGTTGTTGCTCCGCCTGCTGACTTCCAGTCCACGTCTCGGGTTTCGATGTTGTTGTCGCCCTCGAAGGCTATGCAGCTGAACTCGCGATTAACTGCGGTTCCGTCGGAAGTAGTGCCTTCGACGTTGGCGCTGACACGGTAGCCGTCGCTAGTTTCTTCGGTGGTCGGTGTACCGATGGTGAATTTGACGAATGCTGAGGCAAGCTTGTCGACCTGGGCCAGGCAGGCGTTGGTAGCTTCGGTGGTGCCCGTGTTGGGGGTGTCGTTGTTGGAACATGCGCCGATGAGCAGTGCGGCTGTGATGGCCGCTGCGGCGGCGAGTGTCCGTTTCATGTGACCATTACTAGCAGGTTACTCAGAATGGCATACCGGATGGTCCGGATATGATTGCGCCCCACCTAACCGTGATGGTCAGATGGGGCGCAGAATGTTCGGGATTAGACCAGAGTTACCTTGTCTCGAAGGTGCTCGCGACTGCATTCCAGAGCATCCAAGATGCCAGACGAACTGATGTCCTGAACTTCAGTTTCGTACACCTCCGGGCTATCAGGGTTGTACGTCAAGACCCACTGTCCCGACCGGCGCTTCATTTCGCCAACAGCGTCATCCCAGTACTGATTCCACTGGTAAGAAAGGATCGGTCGAGGGTCGTCGGCGCTGAACAGAACGTCCGGGGTGATTCGCTCATCATCGAAGGGTTCAACTCGGATGTCTTCACTGTAAATCGCGGCTTCTTCCTTCAGCTTCCTGTCGAGACCTTCGCCGATTTCCCGAAGCGTTGCGTTGAAATCTCCGGCGCTGAGACTTGACTTTGCCTCGATGAATGCGGACGCTGCAAACCCCGCCAGTGACTGAATCAGCCATACCAAATCTTCGTCTTCGCGGCTCGCGATTGTCTTGGTGATGGCTTCGTGGACGAGAAGAAGTTCCGGGCTCGCCTGCCTGGTGTCGATGGTTTCCTGACTGACGATTCCGATTTCTCCGTGCTGGCGCGCTATTTCGGCGACGAGGATGGTGAATGCGTCTTTGCGGTCGTTGTGGATTCCCATGGTGGAGCCTTTCGATTAGGTGGGTGGTGGATATTCAGTTGTTGGTGTACTCAGTGATTTCGAGATCGTCTGTGTCGATTACGTACTCGGACTCGCCACGGGACTCGTTGAAGTAGGCGAACAGCCTGGCGGGTTCAACACTGGCGGTGTAGACCTCGCCTTTGCCGAAAAGGATCGGCCGACGGGCGAACCACTGTGCTTTCTCGATGTTGTCTGTCCACGATGCGCCTGCCTTGGTGTCTGGTGTCGCGCCTCGATAGAGCTGGATTGATTCGGTTGGGCGCTCACGAGATGTTCCGTCGTGGATGTAGCCGCACTGAGTGAACAAGTTGTGCCAGGTTTCTTTGTCGAGAAGTCGAGCGGGAAACTCGGCTTCGGTCCATGCTTGTTCGACCGCAATTGCAAGTTCGTCGGCGGGGAATAAGTCGAAGCCTTCGAGTTCAAAGGCGAGTTCTGCGAGCAGCTGCGGGATTTCGTTACGTCCGAGGGTGTGCATCTGTCCGATTTGAGCCCAGGTGAAAGAAGGCTGGCGGGTTTCCATCAAGTGTTCGAGTATGCCTGCGATCTGTTCGAACGGGTCGCCATCGAAGTGTGGTAATTCGGTGGTGGTCATGGGGAAGCCTTTCGAGTCAGGTTCGAACATAACGTAACTGCTAGGTAAAGTATCGAACGAATGTTCGACTTGTCAAGAGGTCTTATTCAAGACCCGCTGCGCCCATTGGTACATCTCAGTCAGTGACTCGCCGTCCATCTGCGGGACTCGCTGCGCAACCCATGCCGTGATCATCCCGGCCTCCCGCCCGAGGTCGATACCCTGATTCGTCAACATTTCGCCGAGCGGGCGATGCTGGTCAGGGTCCGGGCACTTCGGAGGGTCGGCAGGATCTACGAGCGTGTAGCCAATCGGCTCGTCGGGGTCGATCGCGGTGGGGTCGAGGCGCTTGAGGATTTCCATAGAGCGGAGAATCAGCGGGATCAGTTGGATGGCGTAGTCGATGGTCAGTTCGAGGTCTCCCATCATCTGCCCGTTGAAGTTCTGGGCGATGACCATTGCTGGCTTGTTCTCGCGGAGTGGTGAGATATCGCTGTAGGTGGTCACGGTGAATTGCCGTTTGCCGTCTGTGAACGACTCCTCATGGTGTTCGAGGGTGTAACTGCCGTCGCTGTCGAGGTCGAGGGCGTCGATGGGCGTCATGCTCATGTGGGGTTGCTCCATGTCTACGGGAGCGCTGTTAAGCGCTGAGAAGGCTTGTGAGGGCTTAGTTTTGGTGACCGCAGAGGGAGCGGAGGGAGGGAAGGGCAGAGCGTTCCCCGTTCGCTTTTGGAACGAGGACACTCGCCGTGCCGCGTCGGTCGCTGCGGTCGGTTGGTTGATGTGTCCGCACCTACGGGTATTAGTCGTGTGGTGCCGGGACCGGGATGTTTGAGTCAGATCTACTGCTGCCACGCAGTTCCCGTTCGGGTCCGCCTTCACCGGGTGTCTGTGCTCAATCGAAATGGATGCTCCTGCCCCACGACGGGCGACTGCACCAGTGGCTAGCTGGCCCACCCGATTTGAACTCTCGGGCGCAGGAGGTCCATCTGAAATCCGAACGGGGGATTGGTGACGAGCAGTTACCGGAATGGCCTGTGCCACCAATTGCCCTGTTGGATTAGGCGTGCCACCCCAGGAGAACTAAGACCTTCAAAGCGCCGTAGACGACGGCGTACAGGGTGATGAGGATCAGCATCACGGCGGCAACTTCACGCACGTTTTCGCTGGTCAGAAACTTGTCGGTGGGTGCAGATACACTGCTCATACGGTTCAAGACGGGTCACTTCCGTTGAGGGCCGAGGCTCCGGATTGAGTGCTGGTAACACTCGCCGGAGCCGTTGTTGTGCTTACGGTGTGAAACCTTTGCATTCATTGG